TGCACCACCGCCACCTACACGAGTATCTGTTCCAGGGCTACTTCCTGCTGAACCACCGCCTGTACCACCTGTATAAGATGTTGTTGTGCCTGATATTTTTTTAGATGAAGCTCCACCTGTTTGCGCTGTAACTCCAGCTCCACCTGACGCTGTTTCACCAATAACAGAAATACTTGAAGAAGTACCACTATTATCAGCAGCACCACCTGCACCTACTGTCACAGCATAAGTTGTTAATGTAGAAAATGTATATGATGCTGTAATGACTGGGCCACCACCACCTGCACCACCACCTGATCCGCCTGAAAAGCTACTACCACCACCGCCACCAGCTACAATAAGATAAGATCCAGATACCTTTGTAGATTTAAACGATAAAGCACCATAACCTCTTGCTGCTTGAACCGCTATGCGTGACAATAATGACATAATTAATTGTTATTTAAATTGTGTTTGTGATGCAAATACTGTGAATGCGGCTGATCCTGTTTTAACAATAGTATATGAGTAAGCATCTATACTTGAAGCGTTACCTGCTGTAGGTGCTGTGCCACCTTGATATTTAGGTGTGACAGATGTACCATCAATAGTAATTGCATTGTTATAGTAAGCTGTTGTGCCTTGAGTTACTAAAAATACTACTGTAACTGATTGGCCTGTTGCCATAGCTGTATCTAAAGATGTACCACTTGATGCTCTAAAGTTTACAGTCCAATTGGCTGACGCATTAGATGTGTAGTAAATAACTGATTGAGTGGTTACATCATAATTAATTGTACCTGTTGCGGCAGTTGCAGCAATAGTTGTTGTTTCTGCTGCGTTTGCAAATACTGCTGCTAATACACTTGATGATCCATTAAATGTTTGTTTGGCTGTAAATGTTGTAGCTGTTCCTGGTGCTACATAATCTGTACCTGCTGTTGCTGCACTAATTGCAGTTGCGTTACCTTTTAACACACCTGTAATAGATGTTGAGATAGTAATTGCTGGGGTAGTTGTAGCTGTAGCTACTGTACCTGCAAATCCGTTAGCTGATACTACTGATGCTGATGTTACCGTGCCTGATCCTTTACCATTAAAGGTATTCCAATCAGTAGAAGTTAAATATCCGTTAGCTGAAGTGCTAGCAGCAGCCATACTAATTGCTGGTGTTGCACCACCACTAGAAACAACTGGAGCTGTACCTGTAACACTTGTAACAGTACCTGATCCCTTGTTATTAAACGTAGTCCAGTCAGCAGATGACAATACACCTCTGTTTGTAGCTGATGCTGTAGGTACATTTAAAGTAATGACTGGTGTCGTAGTACCATTAGCTACGCTTGAGCTTAAATCTGTACCTGTTGTGCCTAATGTTAAAGCTGCAACGCTTGTAACTGTTCCTGAACCCTTATTATTAAAAGTAGTCCAGTCAGTGCTTGTAAGATAACCAGATACGCTTGTAGTAGCTGCTGGCATAGCAATAACTGGCGTAGTTCCACCGGTGCTAGTTACTGGGCTAGTAGCTGTAACGCTAGTAACAGTACCTGAACCTTTACTATTGAATGTTGTCCAGTCTGTAGATGTTAAATAGCCATTAACTGTACTAGATGCTGCGGCCATGCTTATAGCTGGAGTAGCACCACCTGATGATACTACTGGAGCAGTACCTGTTACGCTTGTAACTGTTCCTGTGGTTGGTGTTGTCCATGTTGGCGCACCTGCACCACTAGATGTTAATACTTGACCGCTTGTACCTGCTGCACTAATAGCTAATGCTGTACCTGTAGAATATACTGCACCACCGTTTACAGCAGTTAAGTTAGCATTAGTTCCACCACGATTTAAAGCTATAGCAGTACCATTCCATGTAGCTGATGTAATAGATCCAGCATAATCAAATGTGTTTGTAGACCATGATACGTTAGATGGGGCTTGAGCATGAGCATCCCATGTACCAGCAGCTATTGAATTGCTTAATAAAGCAACAGTACTAAAAGCACCTGCTTGTAATGTAGCAACTGTAGTACTTGAATTATTCTGAACAATGATCGTGCCAGATGTTTGATTATTGTTAAATGTAAACAATGCACCATTAGGTAATGTAGTAGCATCTGGTAATTTAATTGTTTGTCCACCAGAACCACTAATAACCCAGTTTTGAACTGATGCTGCTGTTAAAGTAATTAATGTTCCAGCAGCTTGGCTAGTAAACCCTTCAAATAAACAATTTGTTGTTATATTTGCATTAGCGTCTCTTAACACTACAGAATTAGCACCACTTGATGTAGTAACGCCTGTACCACCGTTTAATACTGGTAATGCTGTGCCTGAATATGTAAGAGAAATAGTGCCAGAAGATGTTATGGGACTTCCTGACACGCTAAATATAGATGGTGCAGATAATGCTACAGATGTTACTGTACCGTTACCTTTGCTATTAAAAGTAGTCCAATCAGCAGATGTTAAGTATCCGTTTACAGAGCTTGTAGCTGCAGTCATAGATATAACTGGAGTAGTTGTACCTGTAGCGACTGATACTGGAGCTGTGCCTGTAACAGAGGTAACTGTACCTGAACCGCCTACTGCAATCCATGATGTATCTGTACCGTTTGTGCTTAATACTTTACCTGATTGACTTGTTTGGCTAGGTAATAGAGCATTTATAGCTGCATTAGCTGTAGTTTGACCAGTACCACCATTAGCAATAGCAATTGTGCCTGATACTGTATGATCGTTATTCCAATCAGAAGGCAATACAATGTTAGCTAGTAATGTGCCAGGTGGAAAGTTACCTAATGCAATCTGTGCATCTAAATCTGATTGTGTCCAATCCGCTATACTATCCGTTTTGGCATGTTTAATGGTTATAGCCATTATTTAACCCCTATAATCTTACCATTCGCATCACGAACAATTGTCTTAGGTCTAGTCATGTGTTCAACAAGTGCTTGATGTGCCATTTCTTGTTTAGCAGCCAATTCTTGATTGTGCATTTGGTTAGCTTGGATAAGTTCTGCCACGTTTTGATTTACTGCATGCAATACACCAGAGATTTCGTCTGTAAGATGTAAGTTGCCATCTATGCCAACGTCTACTAATGGATCTGATGCTGGGTTAGCTGTCATGTATTGTTGTTTTAGTTTAGTTTTAGCTTCTAATTCAGCTACAAATATCTTAGTTTCATTATCTAGCTTAGATTTCCAAGCATCAAACTCTAATCTTTGTTTTTCTAGGGCTTGATCTAGCTCTGCTTTGTGCTGACGTTCTTTCATGTCGTTTTGTGCTTGAGCTTCTTGTTTTTGAGCTTCTAATTGTATCTCATGTTCTCTGACTTGTGCTTCATTTTGTAGTTCAGCTTGTCTAGCTTGTGCTTCCATCTGAATCTTAAGCATTTCAGGATCTTGTTTAGGCTGTTTAGGTTGTTTAGATTGTTCTTTGATTGCATCTGCCACGTTATCAAACTCACCTTCTATCACTCTACCAATTCTGTAGCCTGTTACACCAAATTTGAGCAAGTCCATGATAAGTGGTACTGCTTCTGCTGGCATAGCTTGTGCGGCTTGTACAGCTTTCTCTAAATATGTACCTACAGCACCTAAGAACTCTACACGATCAGCCTTTTCTTGCTGTTCATCTTGGTAAAGCATGGAGTCTGTAGCAACTTCTATACGGAATGTACGCATAGGATTGTCTTTTAGCATAGCAATAGCTTGTGGTACTAATGCTTGATCGTCTGGACTTAACTGTGCAACGCCACCAATCTTAACTAATGTCTCTGGTTGGAATTGTCCGCAGATAATTTGTGCTTTAATTTTAAGTATGCGTGAAGCATAGCAAGCTACAGCGTCTTGGTATTCTTTTAATCGTAATGATGCAAACTGGCTCTTGATTTGAGCTGATGTTGCAGTCTCTATAACATTAGATTGGCCACGAATAATATCAGATATACCAGTAATATCGTAGATTTCTTGCTTAAGCTGTGCCATAGACTCATAAGCATTTTTAAGAGCCATAGCAATAGGTGTAATATCAACAATATCAATCGCACCTCTAAGACCTTGCTTTTCAGAGAAAGCAGGCCAATTCTTAACTGGGATAAGTGTATTGTTTTCACCTTCGGTAAATAAGCGTTGTAATGTTGGTTCTGATGCGTCATATACACCACGAACTTTTAATGCGTCTATCAGGCCAGAAATGCGTGTAGAGAGTACATCTAAAGCATTAGCTTGATCTTGATATAATGTGAAGTCTGGGATTGGCACTAATGATTCATTAGTAATTGTTGAATAAAGTGGTTTAGGGCATGGGAAGAATTCTTCTAGCTCTAAAGGATCAGCTCTTTCATCTAAGATTTCGTTCAGTGATTTAGATATCCATACAACTTTTTTAGTGTCACGATCCCATAACTCAATAATAAGGCCTTTTTTACCTATACCATCTGAGTCTTTAAATTTTTGGTCATCAGGTGATGAATCTAATGGTACTTTGTTACCTAATTCTTCACCGAATCGTTCTGTTAAAGCTTTGCGTGTCATGTAGACTTTACGCCATACTTTGTTTACTTCATCCCATGTTCTAGCTGGCTCATGTCCAAAGTCTTTCCAATGTACATAGTCTACTGGAGCTGCTTCTGAATCTAAGTATTCTGCTGCTTCATCTGATTCTTCATCTGATTCTGATACTGAATAATCTTGTGTCTCAATCTTAGGCTCATAACGAACCCATGCTGTACCACGACCACCTAAGAATCTGTCATATACTGAAGCTTCTAAACAATGCTTTAAATCTTCATAGTGAGTAATCTCAAAGTCCATAGCTCTTTCAAGAATCATGGATGCTACTCTACCTACTGGATCATTGTCTTTGAATCTGCGTGACACATCCGGTTTAGGCATGCGTGAAAAGGTAGCAGCTTTTAAAGTCTGTACGTTAGCCCATAACATGTTATAACGTGATTGCATAGAATTAACTTGACGTTCATCCCTGTATCTGCGCAATATCTTATCTGTGCGGCCAGACCATTTAGCAAACTCTTTATCATACTGCGTAACAGTATTGAGATATAACTCGACTTTAGTCATGCTTATGCAAATACCACAGTAGCTGATAATGTACCGCTAACTACGATATAGATACCTGCTGTTGTAGATACTGGTATTGGATACCATGTACCTGCCACACCTGTGAATGTGTCGATAACTTTAGCTGTTGTTGTTGTAGTAGCACTATCATAGATAGTAACTGTACCTACTGTTGATCCTGATACGAATATACCTAATAAACTAGCACCTACTGGTGATACGTTACCTGTTGCTGTTAATAGTTTATATCCACCTACGTTTTGTACTGTGCCTGCCATGTTATATCCTTTTACCTTGTGTTTTAGGGGCTGATTCCCATAATTCGTTTAATGTTACTTCTGTTTTGCCTACATGTAATCCTCTAGGCTTATCGTCTTTCTTTTCTATCTTAGCTTCTTCTTGCCAACATACAGCAAGGTAACGCCAGGCATCACTAGCATGTGATGTCCAATCGTGTTTAGGTTTATCTTTGAATATCTTGCGATCCTCATCCCACTCACGTTGATATTGTTTTAAAGCTTCTATACCGTCTGCACAGTTTTCCTTATCAATCCATACTCTCGGAAACATAAGTCTTGCAGCTTGTATACCATCCATAATAGATAGGTTAGTAGTGAT